TTCGTCGTGTAGCTGATCCAGCGGATTCCGATTTCGACCTCTTTGGGCTTGCCGTCCGCGCCCACAGGCTCGTTGGGGTCCGGCTGAATCGGAAAGAGCTTGATGAGCGTCTTGCCCTCGATCTCGGCCTCGCGGGCCAAGTCCTGGGGTAACTCATGGTCAAGCTCGTTGAGGTCAAAGAAGTGTTCAGCGAACGCCAACTCGGCATCGCCCATCGTGTCGGCCCGCTGCGGCTGGGGCTTGGATGCGCCGGGCTTGCCCGGGATCGTCGGCTTGGGCTTCTTCTGCTCGACCTTTTTGACCTTGATCCCCTGCCCTGCGATATACGCGGCCCGGATGTCCACGATGTTTCCGACCTGAAGCCCGCCCCAGTCGGCTTGCCCTTTGTATTTGTTGGCAACTTCGAGGACGGCGGAATCGTATTCCTTATAGCGGTTCCCGGTGTAGGTCGATTCCAACTCCTGGACGGCGAGGATGTTGTCAACGAGCAGTTCCTGAGCCTTGACCTTCTGAGTCAGGGCGGTATTCTCATTCTGCAATTCTTGGATCTTGGCCCTTGACCGTCCGATATGAATTTCCATGTTTACCGTCCCGTTAATAGACAGATTTTTTCGAGATATAGAGGCCGCCCTGGTTGCCGATATCGCCGGCAAAGGCGTAAATCATCCCCTCTGCCCTGTCGGGGCTCTTGATGCCCTTTTTCTTCATGTCCTCTTTGGGCGTGATCTCAAGTTGCCCCGAGGACGTGACGCGGTATGTGCATGAGGTCAGTTGCGCCTTGAGTTCCAGGTCGTCGTCGGGAAGGTCAATCGTTCCCTCTGCCAGACGCTCCCTGAATCCCCAGTAGATTTCAGCCTTGAGATTGCGGAACCTGTCAGAGTCGGTCGACTTGCCGCCGCCGTGGAATTCGTTGATCTCATACCCCTGTTCTCTCAGGCGATCGACAACCCCGCTTCCCATGCCATCGGCATCGATGTTGACGGTGTCTTTTCGCCCTATGGCCTTCTTGGCTAGGATGACCTGTCCAGCAACAACCATGAGGTCATTGGTCCGCAGCGCCTGGATGATCCGGCCTACTGATCCATCCCGCCGGGCGATAACGCTTTCATCGCCCCCGAGCGACCGCGCAACGTCTACGCCTAGTGCCCTCGGTTCCCCGGGCTCAAGGGTTCGCGCACAGGCGGAAAGGATGTCCTTGTAGGGGAAAACGTTGTTCGTCCCCTCGAATGCCGTCCAGTCGCCCTCAAGGAAACGAGCCTGCCAGTCATTCGGGAAAAGCTCCCTGAGCCTGTCCACGTATCCCTCGGGCAGGTCCGGGTTGTCCTTTGGGAGCGCCGGAATGAAGATGTGATCCGGGAGCTTCTGGTCAATAAATCGGTGCTTCAGCCATCCCGGGTCAGGGTTCGATGCCAACAGCCCGAAATACCTGATGCCCGGGAGCTTGAGCCGCAGACGCGACCCCAGCATGAGAAAGAACGCCTCGGTCGTCTCTGACGCCTCATCGATTGCGAACCATCCAAGCTCCATCGACTTGAGCTTGTCGATGGCGTTGAGGTCGTCGCCCAGGCCGCCGTAGTAGATGACCGATCCGTTGCGGAGCAGGTACAGGTGATCCGTCTGGTGATGACGTTCGACCAACCCAGCCTGATTCAACAAGAGGTCAAGGGTCAGCCCCGTTGACCGCTTGAATGACGTCAGTTCATGCCGGCAGATGTAGCCACGGTTCCCCGGGTAGTCGCAGGACAGCGCAATGGCCTCGGCACAGAGCGCCCAAGTCTTTCCGCCGCCCATAGCCCCGCCGTAGAGCTTGTTCGTCTCTGAGGCGGCATGAAACAGGGCCTGTCGTTCATTCGCTTTGTAGGCGATCACTTTTTATCGGGCTTCTCCCCCGGGCGAGGCATGATGAACTGGACCTGATGTTCGACCGGCCCGCCGTCTTTCCCGGTATGCTCGACCTTGTCCTTCATGAATCCCAGCAGCTTGGCGATCAGTTCAATGGCCCCAAGTTTCGAGTGCATCTTGAACCTGATCTTGCTGTTGACGATGTTGGAGTCCGAGCCGTCAGCCGATTCCTTGATGGTCCGGTTCTCCTCGATCATCTCCAGGGCACGGCTTGCCCCATCTGGCATTTCCTCGAACATCTTGGCGATGATCGACCCGCCTTCATCGATGGTCAGATAATCCTTGATGTCGGAATGGCCGATAAGCCAGAGTTCGCGGATCAACATATCCACGGTGATTTCAAGCTTCTCGGCACGTTTCTCTTGCGCCTTCGCAATCGCGGCGGCAACTAAAGTTTTCTGAATGAGTTGATGGCCGATCTGTTCAGCCGTTTTTTTGGAGTATCCTGCCCGGATAGCGGCCTGCGTCGCGTTGAGGTCAATAAGGTATTCCTCAACGAATCGGACCTGTTTCGGCGCAAGCTTTTTCAAGGGAATTTCTCCTGTGGATTGAACTGGTAAGGATTACTTAATAGTTCAGGCCCGTCGCCCGATCTCTATCTCGTTGACCCTGAGTGTCGGGTAGTCCCGACAGGCGTTGTAGATGACCTCGGCCACTTCGTCCGGGTCCATCATGCTGTCATAGTCGGGATGGCCGAACTTCATGTCCGTCTGCATCGCGCCGGGGTAGATATCGAGGACGCCAACGCCGTGTTGCCTGGCCTCGTATCGGATCGACCCCATGTAGCCCCTGAGCCCCCACTTGGACGCGCAGTAGACGGCTTCCTCGGCGTTGAACGTCTTGCCCGCCAGCGAATTGATGTTGACGATGAGGCCCGATCCGCGCTTCTTCATCGTGGGGTAGAGGCCCTGGGTCAGTAGGATCGGAGCGCCGAGGTTGACGGCCAGGATCGCGGTGATTGAGCCATCGTGCATCCCTGCGTTGTTGATGAGGATGTCGACCTGATGCCTTTTCCCCGCCTCCCAGAGGCGCTGAATCGTATCGGCCTCGCAGATATCCCCGATGACCGTCTCTACCACGGCTCCCCTGTCCTCGCGTAGAATGCGCTCGAACACCTCAAGACGCGATTCGTTTCGCCCATGAAGGATGACCGTGTTGCCGGGCTGGGCGAACTTCCAGGCCAGGGAGCGCCCGAGGCCGTTACTTGAGCCCGTGATGAGGACTTTCAAGGACGCTTTCCTCGATGAGCCATTGACAATTTCATTCGAGATTCATCCGACCAAACGCGATTAATGTTCGCCTGCAATAGCGCCGCCCGCGTCTTGGCGGTCATGGTACTACCCTTGCGATAAGTGTTCCCGGTATTCGCCTTAATCAGCTTTTGCCGATTGTCCTCGGACATCTTGGTGCCGCGCATTCTCTCGCTAAGCTTCCTGCGATTTTCCTCCGTCATTTTCTGACCGAGGCCATGCTGCCTACCCTTCATGTGCGCACTCAGCTTCTTGCGCGTTTCCGGGGATGCCTTGCGGCCAGTCCGAAGGATGGACAATTTTTTCAACTGTTCTGCGGATTGCTTATAGCCGCGCGTACCCTCGCCCCCATCTGTGAGATTATATCCATTGGGATACTTAGAACCGATGGTTGCGATCAGGGAACATTCCGTTGCATTCAATTCATCAAGAGGGCAAGGCACGAATTCAAAGTCAAAGCCATCTATCCCGCGCTGGCGTAGGGCATTTCCAAAATATGATTTTTTCCGGGCGCAGAAATGAACCGCTAGTCGCTTCTCGAAGCCTTGGGAAGTCTGTCCCACATAGGTTTTGCCATCAAGTTTATTGGTCGCTATGTAGATGAGGCCCATTCTATCCATATCAGTATAAGCTTTTTTGCTCCGACACCATTACGGGGCCAGTCGCATGTCTTGCAAGGTCGTATGCCGCGAGAACCTCGGGACCAGTAGCGGGAGAATAAACCGGGAAATGAACGAAGCGTCTGATTTCATCTGACAGATCGCGGGAATGCGTATATCCGGCATAAAATGGTTTTATTGACCCTGCCACGGCCTTGATGATGACAGGCATTCTGAACTCGCCGCCGGATATCGTCTCGATGACGTCGAGGGTGTTCACGATGGCATCCATAGCGTTCATCATGAATTCATGGCGCTCGAAGAACAGGACGGGCCTGATCCCCTCAAGGCTCATGCCCATTGCGAGACCTGCCATAAGGTTCTCGGCCAGGGGTGTCTCAAGGCGCCGATCCTCGGGGATAGTCTTGAGCGACCCGTAGGCCGAGCCATAGCGCACGTTGTAGCCGATGAAGATGGCGCCCTCGAGGGCCAGCGCTTCCATCGACTGCTTTACGGCATCCATATACTTGACAGGCTCAGGCGTAATCTCATTAATTTTCATAATGAGCCCCAAGTCTGATATGGACGTCACCGGAGGCGCGACAACCTGGGCCTCCCGCTTGAACTTCAGCCAGCCGGGCATGCCTGTCCCGCCGTGGGGATAGGTGGGCGTGTAGTTATAGCGACGGATATGCCGGGGGTAAAAACTGAGTGTCGATTCGCTCATTGGACCCCGGCGCTCCAATTTCGAGGCGCTGACGTTCCGATCGTTGTCCTCGATGATGAACGTGCAGGGCAAATCCATGCCGTCAACGTACCGGGCCGCTTCGTAGAAATGGCCCTCATCCTCGGCGCCGTCTCCAATAAAGCACCAGACGTGCTGATCGCTCCCCTTGCGCCTCAGAGCCCAGGCGACGCCAGCCGCTATCGCAGGGGTAGCCGCGACGATGGACGAGCTGAAGAAGTTGCGCTCCCTGTCGAAAACGAACATCGACTTGCCGGCCATAATCTTCGCTTCAAGCTCATCCGGGGGGATGCCGTGAAGCAGGGCATGGTAGTGGTTGCGATGCGTTGAGAAAACGTAATCCCCGGGCTTGATATCCTTGAATATCTCGATGAGTTGATCTTCGTTCCCGCCCGAGAGGTGGCACAAATATGGCAGATTGCCGTCATCATAAAGCGCGGCAATCTTCTTCTCGAAATCTATGAGATCCTGTTTGTTCATAAATCAGCCTTTCTTGTCTTCCCAGCGAACAGCTGGGCCAGCCTCTCCGGAGTCATGGGATGCTTGCCAATATTGGATGCCCCGATTTTCCTTTTGGTCTCTTCGGAATGATGCTTCCCGAGATTGTGTTTATTGCCCAGCTGAGCCATGTGCAATTTCTTCCGCGTTGCCTCAGATGGATGACGCCCCATTAGCCCTTCGCTAATTTTCTTGCGGTGTTCTGCCGAAAGGGGTTTGCCTTTATGCGCTTCGCTCACGCGTCGCCGAGTCTCGTCCGACACCGGATGCCCGAGACCAACGGGCCGACCTGTCTTTCCCTCGCTGATCTTGCGGCAATGCTCCTCGGAGAAACGCTTGCCCAGATTTGCCCTAGCAATCTTTTGGCGATGCTCCTCAGATTGGACATATCCGCGACAGCCTTCGCCGCCATCTGTAAGATTAAACCCCGCAGGGGCCTTCGACCCAAGAGCGGTAATCAATAAGGTTTCGACTTCATTCAGGTGTCTTGCGGGACACGGGATGACGCGAAACGCAAACCCGTCTGTCCCATATTGACGTAGAGCATTGGAAAAATAGGACGTAGAGCTTGCATGGAGATGGGTTTTTAATCGTTTAAGCAACCCCCCTGCCGTCTGCCCAACATAGGCCCGCCCCGAATTCTTGTGAGTGGCAATATAAATCAGGCCCATCCCATCGGTCATTTATCCTCCGCGTCTGGTAATGGACAGAATTCCGGGATGCTGAACAGGTGCGTCGATATCTCCCGAGGTGGGTCCGTCCGTGTGCAGAAGTGCCGCCATTGGAGCATCAGCGGAGCGCCCTCAACGTAGAGGCTTTCGTTGGTCGGGCAAGCCGCGCACTTGTCGATCACGACTTCGAGCTTTTTCTTGATGCTCAAGCCATCTCCAAGATCACCCGTCCCGCGACCCCCGATCGCACAACATCCAGCGCCTCATTGACCTGATCCAGCTTGAAACGGTGGGTTATCAGTTCATCGAGCTTGAGGATTCCGTACTTGTAATACCCGAGATACCGCGGAATGTCGTTGTTCGGGTCAGTCCCTCCGCCCAGGCTGTCCATGAGCGTCTTGCCCTTGAAGTTCCCGGCTATATCGGGAAGGACCAGGGCTTCGCCCCGCTTGGGTTGGCCGACCATGATGACCTTGCCCCTGGGAGCGATGAGGCCGTAGGCTTGGGCGATAAGCTCCGGAATACCGGTAGTATCGACAATGACATCCATGCCCTTCGCTTCCCCGAGTTGGGAGATGTGAGCAACCCGCTTGGCCCCGAGGAGCCGCGCCATTTCGAGCTTGGATTCCACGGCATCGAGGGCGACAATATCCCCTGCCCCGGCGATCCTGGCCCCCTGGATGACGTTCAGGCCGACGCCCCCGCATCCGATGACCGCTATCTTCTGGCCCCACTTGAGTTGCGCGTCATTGATGACGACCCCGAGTCCGGTTGTCACGGCGCATCCCATGAGCGCGGCAACGTCGAAACGAACGTCTGAACGGATCTTCGTCAGCCTGTTTTCGGAGACGACGGATTGCTCTTGAAACGTGGTGTTCCAGCCCCCGCCGACAAGCCCGCCGCCCCATTTGTACTTCGGACAAGAAGATTCGATCCCCGCGCCCTTCCGCCAATGGATGACGACATGATCCCCAGCCTGGACGCGGGAGACTTTCGGGCCGATCTTTTCGACAACCCCGGCGCCCTCGTGGCCCATGAGGTGCGGGAGATACTTGTCCGGGCCTTTGTTCCCGGCGATCTCGTTGATCTGCGCTCCGCAGATACCCGAGGCGTGGATGCGGACCAGCACTTGGCCGCGCTCAAGCTCAGGCACTTC